ACTTGTTGTTTGCCGGATACTCGATGACTTCGAGACTGCCGCCTTCCGGAACCTTAATCTGGCTGAGATTGGTTCCGTCCGCATATATCTCACGGATATTCTGGCAGGCGCTCAGGTCAAGAGTACCCTGCAAGGTGGCAATGTTTGACAACAGGACTTTCTGTAGGCTGCCGCAGTCGGCAAGGGTAAGCCCGGTGATGGTGATGATGACGTTTTCGGTCTTGCTGCCCAGGATGAGCTCCGTCAGGCGCCGGCCACGGACCACCATGGTGCCGCTGACGTTCTTCCGGTGCCAGTCGCCGATGGAGAGCAGCCAGCTCGCCGCCTGGATGGCGTTCTGCTGGTCGGCAGAGCCGCCGAGGTCGATGGTCATCCGGCACACTTCACCGGCCTTGGTCCTTGCGCCCTGCACGATGCTGGTACCGTTTGCAATGGCCGGGTACATGTCGAATGCCGGGGTTATCTCGTAATCTATCAGGTCGCCTGCTGCACGCACGATGATGGTGTCCGTTCCGCTGTTTGAAAACAGACCGTAGCTGTATTTCGACATGATGTACATGATGCGCTTCTTCACCCAGGCGGTTTCGGCAGAGCAGAAGTCGCCATGCGATTGGGTGATAGGGTCGGTGTCGTTGGTATAAGAGCCGCTGTTGTAGGCTATCTTGGCTATCTCGTAGCGTTTGGCATCGGCGTTGACCAGCGTGGCCGGGAAATAGTTCTTGATGCCGAGATAATACTTCTTGTAGAAGGCATATACCTTGTCATAGGGAGTGCCCGAGGATTGTCCGCACAGGCTTTCCATGGCACTGAGCATCTTCCGCATGCCTGCCGCAATCTCGGCGCTGAATGCCAGTTCGAGCATGTTCCAGAATACGGATGTCTCGCCGTTCCAGATGGGCTGGCCGTTACTGTAAACATCGTGCATCTCGCAGTGGTAGGGCTTGCGGTCCTGACCCTGGTTGTCTATCGGGAAGATGGTGTCGGCATCGTCCAGGCGCCACCGCCACTTGCTGCCGGTAGTGCAGAAGTTATACGGATAGGTGTTCTTCGCCCGCTGGTCGGTTCCGGCCGTAAACTCCACGAAATTATGATGGAATACGGCGTCGCTGATGTCGAAGCAGTCGGGGATGGTAGCCCGGAAAAGCTGCTTCCTCGCATTGACGAACAGTTCATTCAGCTGGTCGGCCGTGAAGGCTGATAAATCACTGCTTAAATACTCTTTGAGCTGTGTCTTAAGGTTAATCTGCCCGACCCCGATGTCCGAAGGGATGAATTTCCCTTCCGCCGCCTCATAGTAGTACAGATTGTAGAGGTCGGCATCGCCGGTCTTGGCAATCCAGTACTCATACCCCGTGCTCCGATATTCCGCAACAGAAGCATTCAGCTCCGCCAGCGTGCCGCCAAACGGACGGATGCGGTTGTTGCAGACATATACGGCGTTATAGGAATCTATCCACCTCTGCGCAGAGAGCGGTTCGGTCCCGTCGGCATTCAGCTCTCCGGCGTCGAAGTCCCAGCAATTGGTATCATTATATTGGAAGGCTTCCTCATCGGCATTGTACGCCCAGTATGACTTGCCGCGGTTCCAGGGCACACGGAACAGTGCCCCCAGCGGTGCGTTGTCCGAGCCCTCTACAGAGAGAAGTTCCGGGAAAGCCTCCGTATCATAACCGAAACAAAGGTCATCTCCCTTGTCCGGGCCGAACGTAAATTCTCCCATGCAAGTATATACATCCTGCCCTTCCTCGTTCACGGACTTCGAGAAGCCGATGAACGGCTCCTGATAGACGGCCACACGTATCTTCGGGTCGGCAACCATCGCCTCGTTCTTCATGCCTGTCTCCTTGAAGAGGGCATCGTAGGCATCCACGCTGCCTGCCTTGTGGTCCTGCATGGAGCTCGCCCAGTTCTTCTTGGCGGTCAGGCGCCCGGACTTCGGAACGTTGTCGTACATCAGCACACAGTTCTTGTCCGTGGTACCGTCGGCATAGGTCGCGATGGAGGCTATCTTGTTTCCATCAGCGTCCTTCAGCCCTTTCATCTTAAATCTAATATTCCACTCCAGGTATTTTTTGGAAGATGTACCCTGGCCTTCCACCAGCAGATTGGTAAGCGTGAAGTTCCTCTCCGGCTTGTCCTTGAAGAAGACTTCCAGATTACCCGCCACGCCCGAAGGGTTCATCAGGTTCGGGAAAGGCTTGTCTACCACAAACACGTTGTACAGCAGCTTCGTGGCATTGAAGTCGATATTCACACCCTCACCGTCCAGCACGAGGTTGACGTTTTTCTCCGCAAGCTTCTCGTCGGTGGTCACCAGCTGGTTGATATAGTTCTTCTGTACGGCTTCCGAAGGCAATGCACTGTCGTAGACACGCAGCCCGTACAGGTAGAGGTTGGCATAATCGCTACCCAGCACAATCTTGCCGTCATTGCGGAAGTAGTCGTTGTTCTCGTAGACATACTGCCGGTTCTTCTTGCCGTTGATGTAGATGGCCACAATGTTGAACCCTGCATTCCCGTAGGCATCGGGCATCACGACTACTGTCAGGCGGATACGCACACCGTTGTCTATAGGTACGTCCTGCGTCGAGCTCTCCTGCATGGACTGGGAGAAGAAGGATACGTTCTCGCCCGACACGCGCAGGCCTACGTTGTTCTCCGCAATGGTGATGATGTCCTTGCTGGCATCCGAGGGATTCTCCACCTTGAAGTCGATTTCGATGGTCTTGCCCCGGCGGGCGGCTTCCGTGGCGAAGGGGCGGTAGTCTATCACGGCCCTGCTGCGGGCGAATATCTTCAGTGCCTTCACTCCGTCGGCGTCAGCCGCCCATCCGTCGTTGCTCCAGTTCAGGTTGCTCCACTCTACCGGTACGGCCGTCTTGTCCACCTCGTTGATGACGCTCCTGTAATTCGTCTGCGAGTTGGCACGGGTCCGAGGATTGATATAGAGTGCGGCGCCTGCCGTAGCCGAATAGCCCAGCGAGTTGTTCACCGGCAGGGCAATGGGTTCCGTCAAGGCATCCGCACCGTCCGTCACGCCGACTGTGACGCCGAAGTCGGCATCGTCATCCGTCTCCACCTCCATCGGGTAGGTGAAGGTGTTCCTTGCGTTCGCCACGATGGCGTCATTCTCGGAACTGTACACCTCCATGCCGCCTCTGGTGATGGAGAACCTTGCCTCGGTCAGTGCGGACGGACCGTCGTAGATGGCGTAGTCGAACACCGTGTTGTCCTGCCAGTTGGTGAGCTGTTCCGCCACGTTGTTCACGCACATAAGCTTCACGGCTTCGCTGGCCGTACGGATGCACATGATGTTGACCGATACGGATTTTGTCTGGATGGTATTGTCGGAGTTGGAAAGATAGAAACTCACGTTGTATACGCCCGTCGCTCCCGGATGCTCCAGCAAGTAGATATACGGAGTATCCAGATACACGGCTGTGCCTATCGCCTTGTCGTAGCTCTGGCTGTAGCCGTCGCCGGTGACGGTCAAGTGCAGCGTCTTGTTGATGTTGCCGTTGATTATCATCGGGATGTTGATGTCTCCGGAGAACGCCGTCCACCAGGCGAAGTTCGGGGCGCTGATGCCCAATGACGTGAGTTGCACGTTGTACGTCACCGGTGCGGTGGTCTTGTCGGTATTCTCCCCCTTGATGGAAATCTTCACGCTGTTGCTGCCTGATGACAGCCATTCGGCTATGTCCTGCCTGATGGATACGCCCGAAGAGACTTCCATCTGTTTCACCACGGTGAAGTCGGCATACTTGGCGTTCTTCATCATGATGGTGCACAGGCCGAGTTCTCCGGTAGACTTGTAGGGTTCGTCCAGGCTGTCGCGATACTGCGAGATGAAGGAGAAGTCAAGCACGCACTCCTCGCCGTACTGGGTGGCGAAGCCGAGCGAGGCCATGTTGTTCCGGACATATACGCTGTACATGGTTCCGGCGCCTCCGGCCAGTTCACGCACAATCTGTTCAAGCGTCGCACCGGAAGCGCCGTCGAAGGCTGTGCCTGGGTCGGTACCGATGACAAGCTGCGCATTCCTCACTTCCTGCAGGGCGTTTTTCAAGTTCTGCATCGCCGCCTTGTTCGTCTCGAGGCTGTTGTCGTTCACGCACTTGGCGAACTCGTTGATCTTTCCTACAAGTTCGTTCAGTTCCTCGGCCTTGAGGATGTTGCCGCGAACGAAGTTTCTGTTTAATTTATCCATAACCTATCCTAATATATCGTTGTCATCAAGTCTGCTCGAATCCAGTATGAAGTCTACAATCTCAACAACCTTGCCGCCACGCGCGGCAAGGGCGTGCATTATCAGGTTCGTCTCGAGCATGCCCGTGTCGGCCATGTCACTCTCGATACGGCTGATGACCGCATTCGTGGCACCTCCATCGTCACCGGTCACGCGCTTGCTCAAAACGAACCTGATGTAGCCCATGTCACTTGACGTTCAGTTGGTTGATAATTTCACGCTTCACTGCGGCTATGAGCCGGGAGTTCTTGACTACAAGCTCAAGGGCCTTGCTGTATCGTTCAGGAATCTCCACTGCATCCTTTGAATAGTAGATGCTTTTAGCTAAGTCCTCAAAGCCTATGTCCAGCAGGATACTGCCGTTGTACATCATTTCATTGCCGACGGTTTCCGCGGCGTCGAAGGTCTGTCTGCCGCCCTCGAATGAGGTCTGTGCCTCGATTTTCTTAAAGTTGATTTTCATCTGATTCTTGCTATATTACTTGTTTTTCATATTTCTACCCAAGTACTTCCACCATCAGAAGTCTTGAATACGCCTGAGTTGGATATTTTTAAACCGTGTCTTCCAGCTACGACATTCATTACATCATAAAAACGTCCGCCGGAGGAATCCTCCACGGTGACAAAAAGTCCGTCTGCACCAATATCCACATCGTAAGATGCGAATTGTGGCCCTCCTGCATGATTATACTGAATACCCTTAGAAAAATGCAAGCCGGAATTTGACAGCTTCATTGCCGGAATATCAATCGGATGCCAACCGGAAATATAGGAACCAAGACCTTCGTTGGTTATTTTGATACCCCCGATTGTACCGCTTATGGCTTCAATAGCCCCATTCTCTAATATCTTGAAATAACTGTTTGCCGTAACAATTCCTTCAAGACGTATCTGGTCGGCGCTCACCAGCGCATTGCTCTGGAACCTCCCGTCGGGCAGCTCGGTAACGAAAGCGGCTATATACGATTTCTTTACATAACCATCCGAAGCGGTTTTCTCTGCAAACATCTGCACAAGGTTTGATTCGGTGATGAGCCCCGACTTGTCGATGTTCGTGATATGCCCCGCCGCATCAAAACTCACCTTCTTAGACAGCAGCGAGTTGAAATCAGCCGTCGTCACCAGCCCGGAAGTGTTGATGTTCGTGATGTTTCCGGAGCTGTCGAAGTGGATGCCTTCAACCAGCGCGGCGATGGAGTCCTTTGTCACCTGGATGGCCGCCGTGTTCTCATCAGCCGTATCCTGCGCCCCCCGGGCAAGATAATAAGCGTCCCGGGCATCGCTGATACCCTGGTTGGCAAGCCTCGTAGCCTCGGCAATGCCATTTTCCGAATCCGTCACCGCAACCGTGATGCGGTCCCCCAGGTTCTCGATATAGGCAGTAGTTGCCGTGGAAGAAGGTTTCCAATGGCTGATGCTGAATGCTGCTCCTGCCACCTTCGCAGTCTTGCATACGAGAGCATCATTCTTGTAAATAGTGGTGCCGTCATTGTACGTCGCGTTCACCCACATGTCTCCCACGTCGTAGGCATCTGCCACAGTGGGCTGCGACACGAATACACGCCGCTTGCCGTCGGCCGTATCCTGCGCTTTTTTAGCATCTTCCAGCGCCTTCAGCGTCAGGTGGTCGGTGATTTCTTCCCAGGCACCCGACTCGAACCGGTAGCCCTGCCCGGTAGCGGTGTTGTAGAACAGGTCCTGGTCGTGCATGGCCTTCAGCTCCGCAGTCGTCCATTCCGAAGCGGGAATGTTACTCAATGTAGGCTCATAGTCATAGAACCACATCGTGTACTCCTTGTCCGTCTGCTGCTTGATAATGTCGAGATTTACCTGCATGTCGTCAAGGGTCTTGTCCATGTCCTTACCCGTGGCCTGGTTGATAAACCTGGCGGTAATCTCGCTGAGCACCGTATTGAAGTCAATCAACGGTTCGGGCATCGTGTACGAGTTTATCCCATTGTATATGCGCACATAAGGCCCTCCGGCGGTAACGCTGTCCCATACAATGGCACCCTGTCGGCCCGTGTCCGTCCGGTTGCCGAGCTGCACGATGCTGTCTCCGGCAAGCGGGATGTCGCTGCCCGATGCACAGTCGTCCTTGGAGAGGTCTATGTAGTCGTCTCCCGTACCCGTCACGAGCCGCCAGTAGTAGTGGTTGCCCGATTTCAGGTTGAACGTCTCGCAGATGGCCTGGTCATCCTCCTGGAAGGTGTTGTACACGGTACGCCCCTCCGAATCAGTGGTCTTGAAATAGCAGCGCCAGTATGTGCCCTTGTCCTCCACGCGGTTGCAGATGATGCCGCCGCCGGTATTGTACTGCCTGCCCCCGACATAGGTGGACTGCTGCACCTGGATGTCCTCCACGCTCAGCTTCTTCCGGATGTCCACAAAGTCGATGTCGAGATGGTAGTTGCCGTCCGCGTCCCGGTAGATGCCGAAACCTGAGCCTCCGGCTGAGAAGTTCTCCGACACGAGGTCTTTCAGCAGCATGATTTCGTTCAGCGTTGCCGTGCCCTTCACGTTGATGCCCTCGATGAAGGTCATCAGTTTCTCGATGGTCTCGGCGATGTCCTTGCGCACGTAGCGGTCGTCGTTGTCGTTCTTGCTGCCTATAGGGTCAAGCTTGAAGTGCCTCTTCCCGTCGGTCTCCGGTATGCTGTCGTCCTTCGACAGCTTGTAGACGGCACCCCCGTTCTCAAGGGTCGACACGAGCTGTCCCGCATAGGGGAAATAGGCTTCGGCGTCGGTGTTCCTCGCGTATACGCGTGCGTCCTCTATGGTATCGAATACAGACGAGCTGTCGATAGGCCGGTACGTTGTCCTCTTGTATTGCAGCGCGAAGCTGCTTCCGTTTATCTTTACCATGTCAACTCGTTTTGAATGTGAATGTATCGGCATCGTTCGTGCCGTCGGTCCGTATCACCCACATGCTGTAGCCCTTGGCCGTGCTGCCGTTGGCGCCCTCCACGGAGATGGGGGTGGGGCCGCTGCACACTCCGGCGTCTTCGATGAAGTTGCCGGGATATGCGGTCAGGGTGAGCTCGCTCACGGTTCCCTCAGGTATGCAGATTACGATTGTCTTCCACCGGCCGGCACTGAACTTGTAGCTGCCGGCCCCGGTGTACATCCCGCTGCTGCCGAGCGACCGTACCTGGGCCGATGTGGCAGGCACAGAGTCCACAACCCCGGCAAACCACTTGCGTCGCACGTTCACGCTGATCGTATTGTTCAGTGTTGTTTCCGGTATTGACTTGTCCTCACTTTCCGCATACACAACAGTGGCCTTGTAGGTTTCATTCTGCGTATAGTTACCAGTCAGATTGCGTACAGCTGTCTGCACGCCGTTATTTTCAGCGGAAAATTCAAGTTTGTTCTTCTCGTCGTTATCATAGTACGCCTTTGTCATTGCGCCGTTGCCGTTGCGGGTAGCCGTGTAGGTAATACTCCCTTTTGTCGAGCCATACTCCACATCGTTAGCCGTAGATAAACGGCCGTCAAGCGTGGCGGGTACGGGCTTAAACAGCAATGCCTTGACAAACTGCGTAAAGGTCATGCCTTTAGGTAATTTCTGCCCTTTATCTATGTGCCCGGTCTTGTCTGCATTCGATGTTACATCCGTTTCCAGTGCGGCACTGCCGGATGCCACAATAGTGTCTCCACCCGATATCACCGAACCCGATGAACCGGAAGAACCGGATGCACCCAGTTCGCGAAGCCGCTTGCTGCGCGGGCGGGCTTCCCGCCTGACTACCGACGATATATATTTCTTATCCATATTCAATGCCCCTCCTTTATTCTTTATCCGATTTATATTCGTCCGGACGAAGCTCCACTATTTCGAGCTCGCTTTCGTCCGATATTGTATCCTGCACGTCGGTCAGGCAGATGAACCGCTTGCTTTCCTGGCAGGCCTCCGTATAGGCTGTCAGGTCTGTATCCAAGATGTGAGCTGTACCGGCCAGCAGGGTTCTGCGATCTGCGTATTGGCTGTAGAGTGTACCGATGAGCAACTGTTCCGCCTGCGTTGTCCGTCCGGCACGGGTCAGTTCTTTCAGCTGGCAGCTGTCGCTGGTGCGGAAGTATACGCCTTTGGCTGTAGGATTTATCTCAGTCATCGTGCCGCATATCGTATCCAGTTTGATGTCCTCTTTGGCTGCCTCATTGATGATGCCGGTATATTCGATATCTTCACTTTTCGCATCACTATAGACAACATTCTTACGTACAATTTCAATTTGAGGAGCTTTATATAACATCCATCGTATTTTATCATACCAATCACTGCTGACATCGGTATTTGTACTTTTAGTCCATTCTACAATTTTGATTCCGACATAAATGCAAACCTCTATATAACCTCCATTTGCAGGATAAGGTATATATTGCCCATCTTCCATTTTTTTGAAGGAATCGAACATTTCATTATGAGTATATCCTACACAGTGACGATTCTTTTTCCAGCCAAGAACTCCCGACGAAAAATGTCGATCCTCAGGGTCGTACCACTCCAGTAAACAGCTTTTATAGGTGGCAGCGCCATTTTTCCATTCTCCAGCAGTCCAATACAAGGTGGGCTTGATATCTGTATGACCCATCACGGCTGCATTGGAGTAATGCATCAGCGCATTTCCATCCTCATTGTACAAGGTGACGGTAGCAGGTACTGTAACGAAGTTAAACTTGTCTTTCATATCGTTATAGTTCCCTTTCTCATTTCCATCATTGGCATCTGTAAAAGGATTGTAACGGGCATCTATCAACATCTCCATACTTAGGCGAAGATAATATCTGCTTCTTTCCGCTTCTTCCAGTTTCGGGATGAATACCCGGTGAGTTTTCATCAGTACGGTTTCCTGGTTGGATGTTTGCGGAAGTAGTTTCCGCTTCGGAAATCCGCTTGTCAAAGCGCCATGCCCGCCGGTATAGAAACTGAAAGCGACCCCAGATGATTCCTGTCCTCCCATCAAAGGCTGGATATGAAAATACTTTGCCGGCCCATATTTTTCGGCAAGTCCGCTACCCTTATCGCTAAGGAAGATGGTGAACGAAAGCAGAGAGTAATCCCATTCGTATCCTATCTTGTGATCATCCAAATAGTCAGGGTAATAGGAATAGTACTCACCCCCCGATGGCTTATCACTTGTCAGGTTCGTCATGCTTTCCGAATATACATCCTCATATACCACCTCCTTATCCAGCAATTTCGCATCCGAATAAGGAGAGAAAGTGATCTGAGCATTATTCGTCACTTTATCCACCCCCATCGTCTGATTGTCCCTGCTCCAAACAGCTTCCTGAGCCGGAGCATTCAGATAAAGTCCGTTCAAGTCGTATATCCAAATTTTCCCGTTCCGTTGCACCATGCGGAGCGACAGCGGTTGCAGCATTCCTTCCACTACATCTTTCAACGTGGAAGCTTCACCGTCTTCATCGTAGAAGTTATCACTGCGGACACTGATTTTATCCAGTGTGGCCCGGACGTTTCCTGCCAGGAAGGTAGTCAGATAATCCTGGTTCAGACCTCCATAATTGATTCGGCTGCGTTGGAGGGCATGCAGCAAAATACCTTCCAAGGTCTGCATCCCGGACAGATTATACTTCAGCCTGTCCAGTATGCCGAAGTCGCTGAAGGTCAGTGCCACCTCATATTCTTTTCCGTAAGCGTATGGTTCCTCGTAGAACTCCGGGTCCAGCGTACCGCTCCAATAGAGCAGCCCGTTCCGCAGCACATCCAGGCGGATACTGCCGGGGGCGATGGTATATAAATCCTCGTAGGTGCGGTCGCCGGGACTGGTTACGGTCAGTGTGGCGGTACTGCCGCATATCACTTCGTGCTTGTCCGTATGCTTCCACTCTATCACCAACGGTTCGTCGGCCGGGAAGTTGAGGACGCCGACGGCAGGATATGCCCCGTCTGCTTCCTGACTGATGCCCACCTCCCACACCACATTTTTGCGGCTGAGGTATTTGCCTGAATATCGTAGGTATTGTGCCATTTTAATCGCTGTTTAAATATCGTTTGAATAAGGTTTGAATCAGCTTCTCCTGCTCAGGTTTGTTTCCCGTTCCAGTATTCCCGTCAGTGCACGCCCGTCTATGCGGAACCTTACGTCGCCGGACATGCCTCCCGGTCCTGCCGGTTGTATCAGTTGCCTGAGCCGGTTGAGCGGAGCCACTACTTCCGGGTTATTACTTGCTCCGGCATACTCACCGAAGAGTCCCAAGGTAGGGCCGTAGGCGATGCCTCCGTTGGCAAACTTGGGCAGACTGGTCAATGCAGCCAGCACACTTGCCACGGCTGCAACAGCCATTATCGGGCCTACAAACGGAATACTTGCCACGGACGATGCCGCACCGGTAGCAGCTGCGGCTGTGTTGGCCGTAGACAGTGCCGCCAGTTGTGGCAATGCCTGCGCGATGGCGTTCAGCAGGTTACCGGCCCAGTCCATCCAGGCACCGGCTTGTCCGCCGATCACCTCTCCAAGCGAACCCATCGCATTGCCCATTGCTCCCATCGAGCCGATGGCCTCGGCATTCTTTTCCCTTGCCTTGTCTACGGCAGCATTCCAGGCATCCATGCCTTCCAGAGGTTTCTCCAGGTCCAACTTAGGTGCCTCCAACTTCAAGTCTCTCAAACCGCCTTCTTTCTGCGTAAGACTGGTGGAGGATTGCATGCTTCTCTTAATCGGGGCATCCGATATTACTCCCTCTTCCGTAGGTTTCAGCGTGTAGCGTGCCTCAAAGTCGGCATGTTTCAGGCGATACCTGATATTCTCTATCAAGTCTTCCAGCGCCACTATATCAGGCGTAAACGTCAGTTGCTCTTCTATCGGGGCTTTCTTCTGGCGTTCCTTCAATTCATTCAGTTTCTTCTCCAGTGCTTCCAGGCTTCCGGGAGCAACGGGGATATCGGCCTTGGCAGTTCCTTTTCCGCTTCCATTCCCACCTCCGAGCCCCGTCATCTTGCCCAGTGCATCTTTGCGGGCTTTGAGCTCCTTGTTATAAGCGGAGAGGCGGTTTATCTCCGCTGTTTCTGTGGGAGCAAGGCTTTTCAGTTTGCTTTCAGTGGATTCAATTTCTTTGCCCAGTTCGTCGTAACTCATGGTGGCTACGTCTGTTTTCCGGGAGGTGTTTTGCAGCGCAGACATGCCTTCGGTCATTTTCTGCATGCATTCTTCGAAACTTTTGCCCAGGTTGTGGTTCTCTATCACCAGGCGAATTTCCTGGCGGCGAAGTTCCATGTATTCGTCTGTGTTCACCTGGCGCTTTTCCCACTTCATAGTCTTGTTACCGGCAGCGTCCAGACCGGAAGTCAACACCCGTTTGGTAGTAGTGTCTCCTCCGCTATCTATCAGCGCCTGCTTCTGCTTGCGCACCGCCTCCAGCTGCATTTCCTTCTCCGCCTTCTGCGATGCCAGCACTTTGGCCTGAGCCTCGTAGCCTATCGCCTTGCAATAGTCCGCACTCTTGCGGATCAATACGTCGTACCACTCGGCGGCACTCTTATGGTAGCCCAGCGCATCACCGTATTTTTGATTCAGTTCCTGCACCTTGCCCGATTCGTCGCCATGCCCTTTGATCAGTTTGGCCAGGGAGGATATCTCCATGTCTATCTCGCCCTTCAGTTGGGAAACAGAACTCTTGTAGGCATCCGCACTGTCTTTCAGTAAGTCTTGCTTTTCGGCTGTTTCTTTGGTCGTACTGTTATATGAAGAAAACAAGGAAATCAGTCCTTGTACCGCCAGATATATTCCGCCGGTTATAGTTGCATAGAGTGCGATGGTAGCTATGCGCAACGCATTTGTGCTGACGGTTGCCGTTCCATTGGCAATGGCAAGCGCCCTCATTGCAATAGTCTGCACCCGAGTGTGCATAGTTGCCAGGGCAGTGGCCGCCGCCGTACCTTTCAGTGCAATCGTCACGGACCGGAGGGAGGAGTAGAGGCGTACAAGGCCGGTGACGGCAGTGGTGGTTTGCGCCATGGCGGTAATGACACGCATGGCAGGTTGTACCATCGCACCGAACTGTTCCTTGATATCCCCCAGCGTATTCTCCAGTTGTTTCTGTTTACCGGCATCCGTCCTTGCCAGTTCGGCATTCATCTCGCCTACATTGTCGCGGATGACTTGGGCCAGCATGGCAGCACGTTCCGATTCGGTGCCATATTGCAGTACTTTCTTCTGTGCCTCCGTAAAGGTGACGCCCACCCGTTGCAATACGTCTACCTGCCCCTGCATGGCCTTGCCCATCATGTTGCCGATTCCTACGGCATCCTGGTTGGTGGCATTCAGCCCCTTCTGCTGGGCAAGCAAATTATTCATGGCGGGAATAAGCGAATCAAGGCTCGCTTTCTCGTTCAAGAAAGTGGCCATTTGCTGGGCACCGCTCAGTTGTACCTCATCGCCTATTACTCCCAATGCCTGCTGGGCAGAAGCCAGGTCTTTAATACTTTGTATCTCTTCGTCAGTGGCAGACATGCGTTGCCGCATCACGGTCTGAAGTTGCGTCTCCGCAACGAGCTGTACCTGGTAAGCATCGGTCAGTTCCTTGCATACACCGAACAGCTGCTGTATCGATTGGCCAAGCATATCAGCCGCCTGTGCCGCCTGCGCCCAATCGACGATACTGCGTTGCGCCTTTGAAACCTCCTCAGTAACCTGTTGCACTCCTTTTCGTAAGTGCTCCGTATTCACACCCACCGTCTTGATGACCGAGGATGCTTCGTCCTTCATCCGTATGGAAAAATCCAAATAATTATCCGCCATATCAAAAAATAATGTTACCTTTGTAAACAATCAAATCAATAAGCCATGTCCGAACTTATTCAATCCCTGTTGAAGTTGCCTCCTTATTTGCTGGCACTTTATATCATTAGCGCTGCTTTTGTGGTCATATTTGCCATCTTGCTGTTTGTACCCCGGAGGAATAGGATATGATGCTGGCTGACTCTACATCCCCGCCTTCCTCTTCAGTTCCTCAAACCGTTCCCTCGTACTTTCCTCCGCCGATGCCGTAGCTTTCCGCTCCGCATCCCACTCGAACCTGCACACATCCGTCACCTTCAACGCTTTTTTACTGTAAGGTTGCAGCACGCAGCACGCCAGGAACCGGGTACGTTCCCAAGGTTCGCGCATCCGCGTCTGCTCCCAACTTTTATAAATGCAGAAGAACTCGTGGGGAGTACAATGGCAGAATTCCATCAGGCTCATCCCTATACTCCCCACGGCTATACCCGTCAGTTCTTCGATGCTTGCGGAGCCGTCTTCTTTTTTTTTGAGTCTCCGGCATCCTGCTGCATGGTCTCCACAAAGTCGGTCAGCTTGTCCATCTCCAGGCCGTCGGCAAATTTGTCGAGGTCCAGATCGAACGGTACATTGTCCGCATTGCAGGCACTTGCTACACAACAGAAGAGGAAGACCACCATCAGGCTTGCTTCCGTAGTCATCTCGCTCACTTCCATGCCCGTTTCCTGCTTGAAGCGGCGCATAGCCCCCATGGTCATGCGCATAGGGTACTCCTTACCATATACTTGAATCTTCTTCATAGCATTATCCTTGTACGGTACCGTCTACTTTCGCTTCGTCGATGGTCACCACTCCGGTGTTATCGAAGGTAGCGTTGTAAGTTGTATCATCGCCTGCCGGAGCAGCTTCTTCCAGAGAAGAGATGATAAAGTTGCCACTCATGTAGGGAGCAGCATCACTGCCGCGGACAAAGCCTTTGAGCTCTACGGAGCCGCCTACTTTCCACTTGGCAAGCAGTTCCTTCATGCCGTTTTCCTCTTCACCATAGAAGCGGAGACCTTCACACTTCACCTGGACACTGAGCCCCGTCACGGTTTTTTCCTTGAACAATCCGGCATTGGCTGCCGATTCTGCCGAAGCGGGTTTCACCGCACGGTCTTTCGTTTCACTGTTATAAGTTGTGGTGTGACTCGTACAGTGTCCGCACGCTTTACCGCCAATGCTCATCAGCAGGTCACTACCGTTTACATATCCTTGTTTTGCCATAAATTCTATTGACTTTTGATTTACGATTTATGATTTATTCAGGCGCTGTTTAAAGAGCCTGTAAACGATGATTAAAGAGAGGGCTATTAGCAGTAACCTACCTGCCCATATCTGAAACCATTGCCAGCCGGTTGGCTCATGCACCACCTGCGGAGGAGGTTCTTCCACTTCCTCACCGGTTTCATTTCTTATGCGCGTAATTTCTTCCCGGAGGGCGATTACTTCACGCGCCAGGCTGTCGCAGGTCGAAGTGAACGTTAAGGTATCACCGCGTCCGCGTACCACGCTTGCCGTGGCCTGCCCGCTTCGCGCACTATATCCCGCGCCTTCCGGCAGCACGGCCAGTTGGCTCATCGGCAAGGTCATCCGCGCTTCGCTTGCCGGTACCGGTAGAAAGGTCAGAACGGATTGTCTTACGCTTTGCAGGCTGTCGAGGACGGTACTCTTCACCACTCTTGTCGGACTTTTGCAACTCATCGCGCACAGGACAATTAGCAGAAAAACGACAATTGTTAGCCTTTTCAACGACACGCCTGAGTTTGGCGAGTTCTTTTCTGATTGCATTAATTTCTTGTTTTAAAGGTTCCACGATATCATCCATCAGAATTTGCATCGCCTTCTGAACGTTGTCCAGTTCGCTACTACGGGTATTTACCTTCGCCGCCTGTACTTCTTCCTTCAGCTTTTCTACCTCCTGGATGTATTTCCGTCTGTCTATGTACATCTTGAATCCTCCGGCTCCTATGGCAACCGTAAGGATACCACATATCAGCTTCAAGATTTCAAGTGTATCCATTTTATTCCTCCTGTTTAGAGTAAGTTCCAACCCGCTTCCACATCTGCCGTCACAGCGGGAATGCCATTCTCTACCTGAGAGACGGCTGCCGCAAAAGCGCACATGGTTGCTTTATCATTCACATCAGGCACATAGCTGTCTGGTACCTGCATTTCCGTGCACACCCGCCGGATATAACCCGATGTGTTGTTCTCCACGGGCGGCGCCCATCGGTTGATGAAGTCCGCCATCGTCCGGCAACCGTTCATCCTGCGATAGTTCTGCAACAGCTTGATGAGAGCTCGGTAACCGTAGGCCATCGTTTTGAACTGACAGAATGAACGGTCCTGCGACGGGTGCACCTCCCCCTGCCACAAAGTACGTGACAGGCGGATGTTTCCCGGATTATTGTTCCTCAGTCCTCTGGTCATCTTTCTGCTCCGTTTCTTTCTGTTCAGGTACCTCAACCGCTTTCTCTTCCTTAGCGGCTTTCGGGGCTTCGGGTGCCTTGGTCTTGGGTTTCTTGGCAGGTTCCGGCTCCTTGATTCCGGCAAGCTTGCGGCTTACCAAATCATCCGCACGTTCCTGGTCTACCTGCAACTCCGCACCTACCGGATATTGCGTCTTGTGGTCGTACTTGTCCTGGAAGGATTCGAGGACAATCACTGTAACTTTGTCTTTCTTTGCCATAGCTGCACCTCCTTACCCTTCTGTTACAAATTTGAATGCACCGTCGGCGCGCCAGTCCAGTGCGATGAACTCCTCACCGAAGCCGATCTGCGTGTCCGCCTTCATCAGCATCTTGAAGAAGTAGAGTTCGCTGGCATTCGCCCACTTGTCAATCTGAATGACGTTTTCGTCATCCTGCAGGTTGACAGCTGCGAAAAGGTTGCCGTTCATACCGCTGTCGCAGAGGGTGGCGACGATCAAGCCTTGCGGCCATTGAGTCAGCACCTCGAACGGAATGCCCTTGTAGCGTTCCTGGTTGATATCCGTAGGGGCGGTACCTTTATTGGCGAGTTGCGTCAGTTCGTCATCGTACTGGTCGAAGTCTTCCACAGACATCAGGATGCGCAGGTTCGGATTCTTACGCATGGTTACGGGAATCTTGGCACGCAGTTCCTTGAGACGCGCCAGCATGGTAGTGCCGACGGTCTTCACCTTCACGACATCCGCATTCTTGGCAGCCTGCGTCAGAATGCCGTCCATCAGGTAGGCATCACCGGTGTCTTTGTATTCGCCGTTGATATACTGGTAGCCCAGCTCGTTGCCCACTTGCTTCAACAGTTCACTCAACAAGAGGCTCTGAATGTTGGGGGGAAGCTGACGGAAAACGAGTTCACCCGTAGGCTGGAAGGGACGCCAGATGTGCTCGAAGGCACGAGGGTTGAAGAGGGTAAAAGCCATCATGTCTTTCGGCACGAGCCTTTGCTCGCTGTAGGTAAAATCTCCCTTGCTGTCATCCTTAGTAGGGTCTTCTTTTCGTTTTTGCAGCATGGCACCCGTTTTTACGCGGGGGATGCTGATGGAGCTGTTAATGCCCGGAATGACCATAATCAGCCCTCTGCCCACCAGTTCGTTGCCGGTAGTGGCAAGGGTGAGGGCGGTTTCCTGTAATTCACCACCATACTTAGTGGTATTCAATCCTTGAATTGCCATAATTTCATTTATAATTTAGTCATTTACAATTTATTGCTGTCACATTTTCACTTTCTGCCGTCCGCGGATTTGCGGGGCACTGCCGGCGCTACGCACGCTGCTGCCGACATTCTTGCCAAAGTAGGAGCTACCGCCCAGTTTGGTATTCTTGGGGTTCTTGATCGGTATCATAGCGCGTCATTTTTTAAGATTTTCACGAATTTCCCTCATCCTCTTTTGCCAAGGGCTTTCGCCTTCACCGCCCGCAGGGACTTCCAGTTTGTCCTTCAGCATCTTCTTCGGCTTCAACGCCTTCAGGGCGCTCAATCCGTTTTTGAAGTCAGCCTTCAGAATGTTCTTGTAGGTGTCCTTCTGGTCGGCACCGATACGGCCGTCCGTCACGGCATCCGTCACTGCGGTTTCAATCCGCTCTTCTTCCTGCTGTTTCAGCTGCTCTTTCAGTTCGCCATTCTCCTTTTCCAGATCATCGGCTTTGTCCGCTTTCTGAGCAGTCTCGCCAAGCATGGCCATCACTGCCGCTTCGTCAGCACAGTTGGCGAAACGGGGAATTGTCTTAAAGTCTTCCAATTTCATTTTATCGGGGTTTTGTGGCTGTTGCTCCTGCTCCAGCCGGTTAGTAAATATGCGGTAAATATCGTCCGTGGTGCTCTCATCGGGTACGGCTTCCACGTCGTAGATGGCATCGATCAGTCCCAGCTGCAAGGCTTCGTCGGCTTTCAGCCAGTGGTCGGTACCGTCGAAGTAAGCATTCTTTATCTCTTCCTTATCCTTGCCGCAGCGTCCGCCGATGATTTCGGCGATGGTGTCTTCCAGGCTCTCGATGGTGGAGATCATATCCTGCAAGTCCTTCTTATTGCCGTAGCAGCCGCCACTGACGTTGTGCAACATCATGCGGGCATAGCGGCTCATCTCCACGCGTTTGCCGCAGAGGGCAATGACACCGGCTATGCTGGCGGCGATGCCGTCTATATAGATGGTGACATTGCTCCGGCACTGGCGGATGGCGTTGAAGATGGCGATGCCGGGGTAAACGTCACCGCCGATGGAGTTGATACGGATATTCAGGTTCTCATAGCCCGCGTCTAGGTACATCAGTTCGTTCACGATGTCGCGGCTGGCTATCTTACCCTCACCGCCTTCGTCGCTGACTTCTCCATAGAGCAGCAGGCAAGCGGTCTTTTCGTTTAATATGGATTTAAAAACAGTCATGCGTTTCCGATTATTTGCGGCAAAGCTATGTCTATAAGGATAACCGCACAAAAAAGTGTGTAACGGTTACGAGCAGGTATGTAAACCTTGCGGCATAGTTTGTAACCGCTCCGCGCTTTTTTCCTCTTCCCGTCCGGAGTAATGACCTTTGCGTAAACTCTAATTACAGAATTATGGCAGATTTAACCGCACAACAGAAAAAGGACTATGCCCGCACACTCTACCTGAAGGACAATCTTACCCAGCAGGAAATAGCGGACAAAGTGGGTGTATCGCGAAAGACCGTCAACCGGTGGGTGACAGTGGAAAAATGGGAAGAGATGAGGGTCGGCATGACGCTTACCAAAGAGCAGCAGGTGGCCAGCCTTCACCGGCAGGTGGCGGAGATCAACCGTATCATCAGCCAGCGGGAAGAAGGAAAACGCTATGCCACCGCGGCCGAGGCCGACACGCTGAACAAGCTGGCAACAGCCATCAAGAAGATGGAAACCGACGTAGGCATTGCCGATATCATCAGCGTAGGCATGAAGTTCATCAACTGGCTGCGTCCGTTCGATCTGGACAAGAGTAAAGAGTTCCTTCGGTTGTGGGATGCTTTTATAAAGGATAGCCTGTAACTAATTAAGAATGAAAAATTAAAAGTTATGGGAACACAGAATCAAAGGGACAGGGACGCGCTCCGCGAATGGGCGGTGTTCTATGAAGCCGGGCTTCGCCGCCAAAACTCGGATGTGAACCTGACGCAGGCACAGATAGCCAAAGACCGCGCGCGCCTGGAAGCCGACCCGATAGAATGGATAAAGTTCTTCTTCCCGGATTATTGCAAGTTTGAGTTTGCCGACTTCCAGATAAAGGCCATCCGTCGCTGCATCAAGCACGAAGAATGGTTTGAGGTGCTTTCCTGGGCGCGAGGGCTGGCAAAGAGTACCACGGTGATGTTCATCGTGATGTACCTGGCACTGACAAAGAAGAAGTGCAATGTGATGATGGCGTCTGCCACACAAGACAGTGCTACCCGCTTGCTCGACCCGTATAAGAAGCAGTTTGAAGAGAATGCCCTGATACGCGCCTACTACGGTGTACAAGTCAACCTTGGCAACTGGTGCGCCGAAGAGTTTGTAGCCAAGTGTGGATGTTCGTTCCGTGCCGTGGGTGCCGGTAATGCACCACGTGGTAGCCGCAATGGTGCCATTCGTCCGGACGTACTACTGGTGGATGACTTCGATACCGACGAATCGGTCCGCAACCCGGATACGGTTCAGAAGAACTGGGAGTGGTGGGAAAAGGCACTGTACGGTACGCGAGACACTGCCATAAAAACACTGATCATATTCTGCGGGAATATCATTGCCCGCGACTGCTGTGTGGTAAGGGCGGGAGAAGCGGCCGACCATTGGGATATAGTGAACATCCGGGACAAGGAAGGACGAAGCACCTGGCCATCCAAGAATACGGAAGAGAATATCGATACGGCACTTTCCAAAATCAGTACCGCCGCCCAGCAGACGGAGTATTTCAACAATCCCGTCACTGAAGGCGAAGTATTTAAGGAACTGACTTACGGCAAAGTGCCCGCCCTGAACAAGTTCGATTTCCTGGTCATCTACGGCGACCCCGCACCCGGCGAGAACAAGAGCAAGAACAGCAGCACCAAAAGCTGCATCCTGATGGGACAGCTGAAACAGAAGGTCTATATTATCAATGTCCGCCTGGACCGTGGACTGAACTCGGACTTCATCGACTGGTATGTACAACTGCTGGAATATGTAGACGGAAAGACATCGGTGTACTGCTACATGGAGAACAACAAACTGCAGGACCCTTTTTTTCAGCAAGTATTCAAACCGTTGGTCGGTAAGGTGCGCCGGGAACGGAACGTGCAACTTTACATCCATCCCGACGAAGAACGAAAGACCGAAAAAGGTACCCGTATCGAAGCCAACCTGGAACCGCTGAACCGGGAAGGGAACCTCATCTTCAATGAAGCCGAAAAGGACAATCCGCACATGAAGCGACTGGATGACCAGTTCCGGCTTTTCACCCTGCGGATGAAGTTCCCCGCCGATGGCCCCGACTGTGTGGAAGGCGGCCTGCGCATCCTCAAGAAGAAAGTACAGCAACTCAAACCGATTACCGTGGCGCGTCACAACGCCCGGAACAATCCTAAAAGATTATAGCCATGAGTAAATTCATCAATCCCGAAGACTACGACGCCAGTATCCACCGCGAGATACTGGGCTCCCTGACCCGCGATGACGAAAGTATCGTCGAAATCTGCGAAGACCGTGCCATCGCTGAGATGCGCGGCTATCTCAGTGCTCGCTACGATGTAGATGCCATCTTCTCCGCCGAAGGAGATGCACGCAACCAGCTTGTCCTGATGATGGCAATCGATATCGCAGTATACCATATATTCAGTATTCATAATCCGCAGAAGATGTCGCAGATACGGAAAGACCGCTATGAGCGTGCCGTGGAATGGCTGAAGCAGGTGGCGGCATTCAAGATCACCATCGACGGTGCTCCCAAGCTGCCGGAAGAAGAGCAGAAACAGAATAGCCCCTGGCTGATGAGTAGTAACCCTAAACGTACGAACCATTTATGAAAAGAATAAATTTCCCGGCATTTTGGAACAAAGCATCCAAAATCAAACAGCGCATCACCGAAGGCAGCAACGTCACCCGCCAGGGCGCCACCATCATACTGACGCAACCCCAACGCTTCGGCATCGGGCTGGACGACTACATGCGGGGCATCCGAAGCGCCGAGAATGTGGACTTCACACAGCGGGTTCAGATTTACGACATCTACAGTGAGAGTCTGATGGACCCGCACCTGTTTTCTGTCATCCAAAAGCGGAAGAGCGGTGTGCTTGGCAGGAAAATAGAGTTCAGGCGCAACGGCGTGGCCGATGATAAAGTAAACGAGCAGATTTCCTCGCCCTGGTTTCTACGGTTCATTGGTGATGCACTGGATGCCGACTACTGGGGATTCACCTTGGTGCAGTTCTACATCAACAGCAAGGGATGGATAGACTACTATCTCGTGCCCCGAAAGCACGTGGACCCGGTACTTAGACTCATCAAAACCCGTCAGAACGACATCAACGGTGAAAGCTTCGACGAATACCCGGACCTGCTGATGATACGGGGCAAAGAACCGCTCGGCATCCTGGCACGGTGCGCTCCGTACGTCATTTATAAGCGGGGAACCGTGGGCGACTGGGCGCAGTTCTCCGAAATATTCGGCATGCCTATACGCAAGTACACCTACGATGCCGCCGACCCGGAAGCATTGTCCGCCGCCATGGAAGCCGCCAAGGCCCAGGGAGGCGCATCCTCCTTCTTTACACCCGAAGGTTCTAACCTTGATTTCGTAGAAACGGGTAATACCACCGGCAGCAGCGATCTCTACAGTACCTTCGTTGACCGCTGTAACGCGGAAATGAGCAAGGCTGTCCTGGGCAACACCCTCACCACCGAAGCCAGCGAAACGGGCACACAAGCCTTGGGAACCGTGCACAACAAAGTGGAGCAGATACTTATCGAGCAAGACGCTCTTGCCATTCTGAACCTGCTGAACTACGATATGACCGACTTGTTTGCGGCTCTTGGCGTCAATACCCAAGGCGGTGAGTTCGTTTATGTAGAAGAAACGGACTTGGAACAAGTGAAAGTCAAAGCCGAATTACTGGAAAAGGCTGTAAACGTATTCGATCTGCCGCTCGATGATGACTATCTGTACGAGCAATTGAACATCGAACGCCCGGACAACTATGAACAGTTGAAAGCGGAAATGGCAGAGAAGAAGAAAATGAACAACCCATTCGCTCTCGGAGTATCTCAATTCTCCTCCTCCGGGGAGGTTGCCCTCCCCCGCCAAACGGGGGAGCAAGGAGGGGGTGAGTACCCGCAGGGGGAGGTGGTAGCAAAACACCCCCAGAACCGCTCCCGCTCTTTTTTCGGGGACGCCCCGCAAACCGACGGGGCTTTAGACTGGTAATGAACAATCTTTACTATGGGGAACAGCAGCTACCGGGCCTTGACGAACTCGACTATATGTCCGGTTCTGCCGCACCATTGCAATGCAAGGCCGATGATGGCGTAAGCACCGCTTTCGTCTTCGACAACGCCGCCCTGCAACGTGCCTTGAAGCATATCTACGAAAAGGATTTTCACCCTATGACGGAAATAGAGGAAAACCTTTTCAATGAGACATTCCGTATCTTCAACGAAGCATCAAATGAAGGGCTTAGTGAATCCGCTGCCGAAATTCCGGTAGAGTTCCGTCAGAAGCTTGACCTCGGCAACGCTGTATTCTCCGCCTTCAAAGTCCACCGGATGCAGAACGATATCGCCGCGCAACTCTACGATTCAAACGGTATTTTAAAACCGTTTAAACAGTGGAAAGAAGATGTTCACCCCATGCTCGACCATCACGTCCGGCACTGGCTGCAAACCGAATACAATACCGCCGTCATCCGTGCCCGCCAGGCTGCGGACTGGCAACGCTTCGAGCAGTACGCCGATGTCCTGCCCAATCTGGAATGGATGCCCAGCACCAGCGCAAACCCGGGAGCGGACCATCAGGTCTATTGGGGGACTATCCTTCCGATAAACCACCCCTTCTGGAGTGCGCACCGCCCCGGAGACCGTTGGAACTGCAAGTGTTCTTTATCGGCTACAGACGAACCTCCTACGGGAGCGCCACGTGGAAGCACCGCCCCCAAAGACCAGCCTGCCCCGGGACTGGACAACAATCCGGGACGGGACGGCAAACTGTTCAGCGATACGCATCCCTACATAGCCAATGGATATGAAGGGGCGAAAGAGGCCGTGAAGAAATATATGGCAGAGCATGTGAATAAGGAGAAGCCGATAGTGTATGAACCGGACAAAGAGCGGAAAGAGGCACTGAAAGTTCGTAGAAAGGAAATACAGAAAGATGCAGAAGTGCTGAAGGCGAAACCTCTTGTCAACTCTGATTTTAAGAAAGAAATCATTGTCAGCAAAAAGTCCATCAAGGAATGGTTGAACCAACCTCACGAACATTATGCCGAAAAGAATGAGATGCTATTGTACCCCAGTGATGTCATCCGACAGGCTCAATATAAGGGATGGACGGAATATCATAAAAACAATCCTATGTATGTAAAGTCTCATGTTTTTGAAGTGACTGTTAAGGGAGACAAGTCGTGGATTATTGTATTGGAAGATGTGGACGGGAATATGATATTACATAGCATCTCCGATAGCAGCAAAGTAATGGACAACATACAAAAATAGCCCGAAAGACCATTTCAACCGGAACTGCAATCCGGAGCTGTGCCTGTCGAGCTATTTTCTTAGACTGCAAATATACAGAAAAATATCAAGTAAACAATGAATATTCAAGAATTTAACCGACGTATTTTGCAATATCAAAAGCAACTGGCCGACCTGACACGCCGCCGCATGCCCGTACTGGCAGGCAACATCGCCAAACGCCACATCGAGGAAAACTTCCGCAAAGGAGGTTTTACCCATAACGGTTTCCATAAATGGAAGGAAACCAAGCGGCAAAGAAACGGTGGAAGCAGTGCCGGTTCTCAATACGGACCGCTGCTCTCCGGCAGAAACCATCTTTCCGGCAATATCCAATACACACCAGGAGACGGACAGGTTACTATCTTCACCCGCGCCCCTTATGCAGGCATCCACAACTGGGGAGGCATAGTTCGCCCTACCGTCACCCCGCAAATGCGTCGCTTTGCCTGGGCGCAGCATTACCGGGAAGCGGGTAAAGACAAAAAGAAAGATACTTTTTGGAAACGCCTCGCATTGACCAAAAAGACCAAACTTACTATCAACATCCCGCAGCGCCAGTTCATGCCATCCAAGCCGGGATCGGAACTGATAAGGAAAGTAAATGATAAACTGAATACAGAAGTAGAGAAAATTATAAATCAATAATTTATTATGGAACAACTATTCAACGACCTCCAGCAACAGATCACCAATAAAATGGGTAACGACGTTTCCCTTATCGACGAAGACTACGGGCAACTGGAAGCCCTGCAGAACGGGGAAGACCAGTACCCGGTCACTTTCCCCTGCGTCCTTATCGGCATCCCCGAAACCTTGTGGGACAACCTGAAAGGCAACCTCCAACACGGCAAGACCACCATCATCATCCGGCTTGCCTTCGACTGCTACGATGACACTCACTATGGCAGCACCCAGGAACAGCGCGCAGCCGAACGCATGGCACTGGCCCGACGCCTGAACGGCGCGTTGCACGGCTGGCGGTTCGACGGATGTGTCACCGCCCTGGTACGCCGTGCCAGCCGACAGTTCTCACTGCCCGGCGGCATCAAAGTCTATGAAATGGAATATACCACTACGACAGCGGATGAGATTCAGAACAACGAGAGCTGACGGTTCAGCTCATCCTGTTGAAGGATGATACGCGGGTCGGCACTGGCATTGATAAGATTATAAAATGTCTTTTCGGAGATATAGAACAGCGGCCAGATATAACGCCGCAGAATCTCCCTGTTGGAAAGTCCGCTATTGGCATGTTCATCGTAAATGCGGTTAACCTCCGCAACCCGATGCGCATAGCTGCGCCCGATAATTTTATTACGTCTTTTTTTCATTTCCCGAAAACTTTATTGTGATTACCCTGACTGCTGAAAACCTGATACAAAGATAACAATAACGGCATATATACACAACAAAGGCCGCCATATTAATCATACGGCGGCCTTTCGAGGATTCATTGGCGTGTCTTCAACCTCATGGACAGCATGGTCTTGTTCCACAATATCAGAAAAGCATCCCAATAATCCTGAAAGCTGAAATAGTACCAGCTCATTTGCAAATACCATATCGGCAGATAGGCTATGAATATGGCGAACCATAAAGGGATAAGCAGCCATCGGAGTATCAGTCTTAATTTTATCATAGTGTTAAAATAATATCTATTCTTATACACTCTTTGGGTTGAGATAAAGGTTCTGATTTTGCGTTTTCCCGATACACATAAACTATATTGGATTTCAATCCGGTTTCTAATTCGAGATTTTCCAGAATCCGGGCTATCTCCATTTCTGCTTTCACTTTCTTTATTTTTGCTTCTTCTATATTCATATCAATCACCATTTAAAACATCCAACAACTCTTTCGCTCTCTTATAGGTATCAAAGCCCTTTACGTTTACCCATTCATATGAAAGACGTTTGTCTTTTCTGACTTTTACGCAATACACGACTATCGGAATACAGCCGCTATATCTTATTTCTTTCACAATCCTATATCTTTCCATATACAAAATTTATTTGTCAATGCAATTTTCAATTTTCTTCATGGATTGCCTCATGTCAAAAATAAAACTACTCATTCGCCGTTTAGCTTTAATGCCACACCGTGAACAAATTACAATATCATATCCATTTTCATCACTGATGATATTTTGTTTTATCCAATTATGGTTAGGGCTTATTTGCGAATAAGATTTTGATATTCTTTTTCTATCTTGTAACTTCCTGTCAGCATACGACCTCTCTCCTAATACCCTTTACAATAAAAACCATATTATAACCAAGCCTCTTATGGTAATTACTTATCTTCATCAAGGCTGGATTAGAATAAATACTGTCCAATGCCAATATTCCGATATTCATTTTTTTATTGCATTTTCATAAAGCACATCCAATGTGTCCTGGAAGCCTTGCCCGACTTGTGCCCGAACAGCGGACGTACTCCTATTATCTCCAGTATTCTGCTGACCGGAATACGGGTTTCGTTCCACTTGAATATCAGCACTCCATTTATGTCCAGTACACGCATGCACTCGTCAAAGCCCTGCTTTATGTCATCCTGCCACTTGAATCTGCGGAGCGTACCGTATTTCTGTGCCATATATGCCCCATCATTGGAATTGTCCAAATGTGGAGGGTCGAAGACCACGAGCTTGAACGAGCGGTCGGGATATGGCATTGCTGTGAAATCAGCGACCACATCCGGATGGACTTCCAGCTTGCGGCCGTCACATAGAATGTACTCAGCATCCCGGATATCCTGGAAAAGGACATTCGGATGTGTCTTGTCAAACCAGAACATCCTACTGCCGCAGCAGGCGTCCAATATCATTTTCTTTTCATCCATTCTTAATCTGGTTACCGGTTAATCAAATAATCTATTGTTATAAGTATTTCGTATGCTATCCGTGGGTCTATGGAGTTACCGAGGGCGTGAGTTCTGTCCATCCAGTCGGGAATCCCATAAACCACTCCATCCAGTTCGGAGTGATATCGGACGGATTGAAACCAGCTCTCGAAATATATGCAGTCAGGTAGTTGCTTTTTCGTCTGCCTGAATGCTTTAAAATGCTCTCCCGGCGTAACTTTATCCTTTTTGCTTCCGAAGCCGTCAAGGCAGGCAACAATCCAAACCCGCTTTCTTTCTTGAAAAGAGTCCTTACCCGCAGCTGGAATAATAAACGGTTGTACCTCGTAGCCTTCACTTTCCAAATCAACGCACACTTGCTCGAAGACCACTCCGTCTGCGTTACCAATAAGTCCGAGAACATTTTCAGCGACGACCCATGTAGGCCGGCACTCTTGTATAACTCGATACATCGCCGGCCATAAAAAGCGGGGGTCTTCTGTCCCTCGCTGAAGCCCGGCGTTACTGAACGGTTGGCAGGGGAATCCTCCGGCCACAACATCAACGTTGCCTCTGTATTTCTTCGCATTGATCTCATTTATATTTCCATATTTAGGTATATTGGGAAAATGCTTCTTCAGCACTTCCAGGCAAAACGGGTCTATTTCAGATTGGAAAAGAATTTCCCAGCCAAGAGTATCGGCAGCCAAATCAAAACCGCCAATGCCGGCGAATAGGCTTATCATCTTTATAATTCTGCCCATTTTCGTTCCATAATATTATTATTTGAGTTATTTTCCTATTCATTTTTGAATTGCCTTTAGTCAACCTGATATAGCCTGCATCTCGTCTTCTCCTTCGCCCTGAGCAAAAAGCTGGCGGCCTCGTCACTGTCAACCACCAGCTTGATGGCGGTAAGCCCTTCCGTTTTGGGCTTCTGCAGAAGCAGGGAGCAGGGCTGGTCATAATAGTTCCAGTAGAAGATGAAATCCGCCACATGGAAATTGTCTATCTGTACGATGTATTTCACGGGAATACGCATAGGACTTCAGTGGTTAAATGGCGTTTGAATTCCCTTTGAGGCAGGGTTTCACTTCCCCGTCCGGTACCCAGTCCACCGTAACGATGCCCTTCACCTTGCCGGTACCGCCACACTTGGGGCACGGGACCAGTTCCGTGTCCTTTACCGTGATATCCCCCTGGAAATAGCCGTTGCCCTGACAATAGCCGCAGGAATACCCCGGGAATTCTCCGACGGTCTCCTGTCCCGTCCCGAAGAGGGGTGCCGTTACCAGCACCCCGTTCTGTTTCTTGCTCATGGTTTGTTCTGTATTAAGTTCTTTTTCTCCTTTCATAATTCCAGCCGTTCAGTCTATACACCTCGCGCCGTGCCTCTTCCCTGGTCGGATATTCATTCACCTTGGTGCCAAGAGTGGATATCCTCGGAGGGAAGCTGTCACCCTGACGGTAGGTGATGTCAAGGTACACAGCCCAGCACCGCCCGCGGGGACGGTACCGGTAACGACGGTGTATCTCCCTCATGTCACAGCTCAACCGCATCGCTCTCCTTTTTAGGCTCCACATAGAAGGTCTCTTCCTGCACCACCTGCACACCGATCTTCGGGAAATAGGATACCACGTCAGGATTCTCACGGTCAGCCAGCAGTCTGTCCTTGGCAAGCTCCTCACTGGTGCGGATATACTGCGGCAAAAGCTCCTTGCATAAATTCGTCACTGCCGCCCAGGTGAACCCCTTCAGGTTCTTCAGCTTCGGTGTGCCGGTACGGAAACCGAACACGCCATGGGCGCTCTCCAGGCTTTTCTTCTTGGAGAACAGTTCTTCCTTGTTTTCTACGGCGTATGCCTGCATGATGTCGAAGTTCTTTTCCTTCGTGGCAGACAGTTCTGCCAGCTGGTCTGCATACTTCTCGCGGATACGGGTCATCTCAAGGTCCATCTTCGAGGTGAGGTTCTGTACTTTGGCATCGGCCGCCGCAAAATCTGCGAAGGCCTGCTCTGCCTGCTCGCGGCTGATGCCGCTGACTACTGTTTTCTTTGTTCTTGCCATAATTCTTGCTTTTTTGATAAGGTTAATAATTGATTTTATTTTTCTGCTGCTTGCTGGCATTGCGGTGATAGGCCCTGTACTCTTCTGTTTTCGTAGGGTCCTCCAACTGCCGGAGTTCCCGGTCGATGTTGTCGTAACGCACCAGCTCTGCTCGGTATTCATCCAGCAGGCGGTCGTACTCGATAGGTCTCAAGGCGGTAATACCCGCCATCAACCGGTCCTGATAATCGCAAATACGGTCGGCGCTGGCCTCCAATTCCGCAGAAAGTCCGGAAAGGCGCTTCTGTCTGTCTGAAACACAAGTCCGGGGTGTATAACCGGAGGTATGGTCTTTCATGGCTGTACCTCCTCTCTCTGCCTTTTGATTTTCTTGTCCAGCTCCTTGCGGCTGTAATAAGTGAACTTGCCCTGCCTGTAGCTATGTATCAGACCACGGCTGGCATATCCCTTGATGGTATTCTTGCCGCAAGACAGATAACGGCAGGCCTCGTTCTGCTTCATCATGTCGCTCATATCGGCATTGGCGGGAAGTGTCCCCGGGACAGCACTGCCCGGAGAAGCCTTGCGGCGGAGCCCGGTCCACTGCTCCAGACGTTCGATACGTGCCAGTAGCCTTTCGAAATCCTTGCGTGACAGCAATATGGTGTCGCTTTCCTCATCCACCACTCCCAAGGCTCCTGCCGCCGCAAAATCCGTCGTTGTCATGGACTGGACATCCGGCACCAGTTCCTCCAGCCCTATATGTCCGGCAGCGAACCGGGCAGCATCGCGGGCGGCAAAGAATACGGTTTCGTCACGGGTGTCTTCTGCCATCTCCATAACATACTTCTGGAATACCTGCTGTTCGGTCATGTTTCCCCGCAACACCTCGGCCTGCACCAGACTCAGGCAGTCCGACTTGTGGCACAGTATCGCCACAGCCTGTTTGATTTCCTGTTTCGTTCTCATTGTATCAATCCTTTTTAAGTTTCCTTTCCTCACGGCGCATCCATGCCTCCAGCTGTTTCTTGGTGGCCTGGAGCTCCCAAAGCCTCATGCTTGTAACGTCCTTGCGCGCCTTGCTGTACTTACGTGCCCAGATGTTCAGCTTCGCCACATTCATGCGGTATTCCTCCTCGTTGTCGCTGGTGAACCCCTGGTTCAGCTGGGGAATCAGGAACGAAAGACGGTAGATGTCCCGGAATACATTCCTGGCTTCTGCCATCTGCATGGCCCGTGCCTTGTCGTCCGTCGGGTTCAACCGCTCCAGCAGCTGCCGCGCCTCCTGCATTGTCAGCTCCCGACTGCTTTCCGTACGGCCGGAAGTGAACTCGTAGATGCAGCCGTGACGGGCCTCGTCATCCATGCCGATACGGTGGAAGGTGACGTACAGGGCTTTAAGCTGCTGGGCGCTGATAGGTTTGTCGGCAGTCGTTCTCAT